GGGGAGTTCTCATCCATGAGGTTCCTATGTATACGTTGAAGACACCTAACTACGTTGTGATCAAGAGTTATGCTGAATCCTTGACGGGTTCAGTTTCTCGATCCTCGATTATCGTCGATTGCAGTAAAACTGTAACCGGCGAGAAGGTGCCTGCCTTTCGACGCAAGATTGCTACCTTGCAAAATGCGTCATCGGCGTATACAAAGAAGTATAGGGAGATCGTGACTTATGACTACAGCGGAAAGGCGCGTTTAGAGTCTCATCTAGACAAACCGAAACGCTTTGCTGAGCAGTCGTGGTGGGGTAACTGGTTCGCACCAAAAAGTGTCGTTCCTTACGACAACCATGATAATGCGGTCATAAATTTGGGAACTGGTCGTTTCTACTCTAAGGCATCTGACGCACTTGAGCCATTTAAAGGCTTAGTGTTTGCAGGTGAACTTAAAGAATCGACCAATCTCATCGGACAAAAGCTTCAACAAATCCATAGACTTTATGGGTGGAGAAGGTATACCGTCGCACAAAATGTGGCGCAAGTACGCCGTTATCTCCGTTGGAGACCTGGAGAACGCGCTAGATCCACGCGCCGTCTCTTAACCGATGTATCTGATCAGTGGCTGGAATACTCCTTTGGGATCGCTCCTTTACTGTCCGATATAGAATCGGCAGCAGAAGCTCTCACTCGAGAAAAGGTTGAGGTTCGTACCGTAAAGGCAACTCAAAAGGGAGAACCCGTTAAGATTTTCCAATCTGTCGGGGCTTCCTTCCAAATGCCTGGTATGACCTATACGACAAAATCTCTTGTAACCCGGCAAACTGACGCTAGGTTCCGAGGTGCCTTGTCGTGTAAGCTAAAACCTACAGAAACTGGGTTTTTAGCCAAGACCCAGGGTTTCGGACTCAGTATTCGAGAGTTCGTCCCTACAGTCTGGGAATTGACCCCATGGTCTTTCCTTGTGGACTACTTCCTTAATGCACAGCAAACGCTTAACGCTGTGTTCTACCACGATGCTGACTGGATCTATGCCGTCAAGACAGTGAAAACTAGCCGTAAGGCTACGTATGTCACTAATTGGGGTATAGGTCCAGGAGACAATACGTGGGGAGTGGTAAGTTGTCCAGCTGGTGAATGGAGAGGATCGCAAGAGGCGGTCACTCTCTCCCGGTCGAATATTACGACTTCCGATATTGGTCTACGTTTCCGTTACCCTCCTTTGGGCACGAAGTGGGTCAATATGCTCGCTCTCGCAATTTCATCGTTGCGAAAACAGCGACGCATTTCTCTTCTTTAACACATGAGAAACACATGACTATTTCCGTTTCGACGCCCTTGACGGGCGAATCTCAGTCTGGACTTACATCCCCTACTTACACGAATGCCTCGGATACCAATCCGGACAATAATGCTAAGCAGTGGATTGTGACTGCGCTTGGTGGCACACAAACTGGTGTCATCCCGCACTCTATATCGTCTCCCTTTACCATCGCATTTTGGAGGCCAAAAGCCTTCAAGATGGTGGCTTGGGTCGGCAATATCGTTGGGTCACAAGTCCGGTCTGTTCCTAAGAATGTCTATAAGGTTATCACCCGCAAGGGTGTTCTTATAGCCGCTGATCAAGCGCCGCAAACCTTGATTATCACGACAGAGATCTCCGTCCCAGCTGGGTCGGATTCCTATGATCCTCTGTCAGTCAAGGCCGCCTTGTCTGCCCATTTCGGGGTTGTTTCACAGCAATCCTCTAACTTGGGCGACTTGGTGACTACGGGTTCTCTCTAGTGCTTCCTGCTCTAGAGGATATCCGTTCGCGGTATTCTAAGTTCTTTTACCTCCTTTGGAGTCTCGTATGGCTAATCAGCCTACTATTGATAATCTCCACAACTGCCTTGTACTTGATCTCCTTGACTCGGTCCCAGCTCTCGATTCTGACATACTCTTGTCAGCTCCCTATGAGGGAGCCCGAGGTATTCGTCCCGGAGCTGGAGTCACCGAAGTCTCGGCGTTAGCGCTTCTTGGTTCCTTATTCAAGAAGTGTAAGGATGAAGTTTCAGCTGATGCAGCTGATACTTGTCTCCTAGCTTTCCTTGAGTCCAATGAATCTTGTGGACATTGGGAAGTACCGCATTCGCTCTCGTCACCTCGACAGGTCAAAGGAGGGTATCTTCTTGATAACCCAGACTACTTTGGCCTTAGAGAGGCGAAAAAGCGGATGTTCTTTGACGCCTTAAAGGTTGAGTTCCTTTCAATCTTTAACAGACCTGTTCCGGCGTCCCTCGCAGATATCCCAGGCTTTGACGGGTCAAACCCGTACTCTTGGGACAATGTTTTTCTGCTAGGAGATGTCGGTCCGGGTGCTGCACTGGAGGCAAGTGGGGGCTCTTGGTTTGAGAAATACTACCAGAGTCCCCTTACCGCAACATCGGAGGATTTATTCCATCGATATTGGGCGACACTAAGGCCTAACACCGCGCGGTATTCTGCTGAGAATCAGCGGGATCACCATTACGGTCACTTAGTGGTTAATAGTGGTCGATATGATTCAGTTCCGAAGTCCTTTAAAACGGAGAGGAGCATCGAAATTCAACCGACCGTAAATATGTGGGTTCAAAAAGGCATCGCTTGCATTCTGGAGCATTATGTCCAGGCCGCTACTGGTGTCTCACTTGGTACCCAACAGTTCATCAATCGTGAGCTTGCAAAACGAGCTTCGGTTGGTGGCGCTATGGCAACCATTGACTTGAAGGAAGCGAGTAATCGCATACCTCTGTCTTTGATCCGTGCGCTACTGGATGGTCATGAACTCCTTGACTTGATTGAGAAAGCCCGGGTTTCCTATACGGAACTTCCTTGGGGTGACGAAGTCGAGTTGAAGATGTGTAGCACAATGGGGAATGGTTTTACTTTCATCCTCCAAACTGCTCTGTTCCTCGCGTCGGTTGCGGCAGTCTATAAACTAAACGACTTGTCGTTTGATAGAATGCCGTCTGTGACAGTACAGCAGTCACACGCAAAGTTGGTTGACCTATGGTCAGGCCGATATGAACATGGTATGGATGTGTTAAATGCACCTCCGCACTTTGGCATATTAGCTAAAGCTATGAGTCAATCGCTGAGCAATATGACTCTCCCATCATGGGGCGTCTTTGGGGATGATATCATCCTGCCAACGTCCTGTGTACCAGATCTTACGTTCCTTATCCAGGAAGTGATCGGAGGTACTGTCAATACCGAAAAGTCGTTCTTTTTCGGCGACTTCCGTGAATCTTGTGGAGCCGACTTCTATCAAGGAGTCGAAGTCCGAGGCGTTTACGCCTCGTCCTTAAAAACTCAACAAGATAGATTATCTCTCCTCAATCGTTTGGTTGAATGGAGCGCTGTGCACCATGTGCCATTGCGCCGACTCTGTCTCTCCTTATGGTCTTCGATCCCTGAGAAACTTAGGGTTCCTCTCCATGAGGATGTTACGGCAGGTCTGAGAGTGCCTTCTTATTTTGCACCCTCTTTTCCAAAGACCAAGGCTGTGCGTCTGGAAGAAAGCAACTTTCAGAGGCAAGGCAGAACTTATAGCAAGTTCGAACCTAAGCCTAAATTGCTTACGTATAAAGGGAACCAGATAGCCATCTTCGGCTTAGGTATTCTCCTTAGTATGTTAAGAGGTGAGATGACGTCGAATATGCCAGTGAACCTTTCTGAATCAAGGTCAAAGGCGGAGTGTCTGGATATCCTGACGTACAGTTTGACTGTACGTCAGGGTCAAGAGACACTGTACGACAAGGTTTGGCGTGTCTCTTATGATTGGGACACGCCTTCTTCACCAATGCCATCAGCAAACGACATGGAAATGTCGTTACGTATCAACGTTTTTCGTTGAACGTACCTCAATAGAGGGACATTGATGTAACGGGGGTCTCGCAAGCAAGAATGCCGGCAGAGACCCC